ACACGTAGTGTATGGATTTGACCAACTGGACCAGTCATTGGCTGTACGCCAACTAGTTCGTTAGCAATAACTGTTGGCATAACACGTCTGATAACTGGTAGGATAACACGGTTAAGTGTTGCTACGTTACCTGCACTTGTTGCGCCTGCTGTTGCACTCTCTGACAAATACTTGCGAGTGTTTTCTAGTGTAGCAGCCATTACAGACTTCTTGTTGCCTTGCAGGCCTTCAAGAAGAGCAGTTTTGGTGTCTACCCAGCGTGATTCTAGTAGTTCTGACATCATAATCTCCTTAATTTAATCCAGCAAGACGGCGAATGTCTAATACATTACTTGATTCGTCTGCTTTAGTTTGTGTCATTGTTTCCGTACGGTTGCCTGTTACTTCTTTGCCTTCTGTGAGTGGTGCCTTGCGCTTTGCTGGAGTATTTCCGTCGATAACCGATGGCAAGTACTTGTCAAAAGACTTTTGTAGTCTATCGGTTTGTACTGATTCCAGTAAGTCTGTCATAATCTCACGCTGGTCTTTGCCTAATGGCGCAACTAGCGAGTTCATAATCTTTTCTCTACGTGCTGATTCGACCAAACGTGATTTCTCTTTGTTTGCTGATTCTGCAAGAGTTTTTGCTTTTGTAGCAAATGCTTTGGCTTCTGCTAGTTGCTTGTCTTTAGCAGCTAGTACGCCCATTAGTTTACTTACTTCTGAATTTTCATTCAAGTGTGAAGTTGTATACTCGTTTGCAAATGCTTCAAATATTTTACGACCGAAGTCATTTCTACGTGCTGTGTCAATATCTTCTTTCAATGCATGGATTTCACCTTTAAGTGATTTACCAACCATTTCAGATACTGCTGTAGCACTTCTTTCGATAAAGTTAGCTTTAACTTTAGCGAAGTGTGTCTTAGCTTCACGTACTAGACGTACTTTTGTTTCAGCTAAATCTTTTTTGTCTTCATTGAATTCTGCAATTTCACCTGCTAGAGACTCAACAACAAACTCTTCTAGCTTGGCATATGATTCAGCCATTGCTACTTTGTCTGCTCTCAATTCTTTAATTTCAGCTGCTAGATTTTCAGCAACGAAACCCTTTAGTAGATCTGCATTTTCACGCATTGCAATAGCATATTTTGCCTTTGCTTCTGCTAGCTGTTTGCGGTCATCTGCAAACTCTGCGATCTCTTCAGCAAGACGCTCAGATAGTAGTGAGTCAATAGCTTCAACCATAGTTGACTTATCGTGCTCATACTTTTGTGCAAATTCTTCACGTAACTCAGCAGTTGCCTGCATTTTGTTTTCTTGAACTTTTGCTTCCCAAGCTTCTTCAATTTGTTCTCTAATCTCAGTTGAAACAACGTCATTTTCAAATAGAGTTTTTAGTGCATCTATCATTACATTCTCCTGTTTCATTGGAGTTTACTAATCATGTTGATTAGTGATTCCTTAAGATACTTCTGTGCCTTGTCATCGTGTTTTGTTGCCTGTGCTAGTTCGTATGCCTTCATTCCCCCACGTGCATTCATAAGATGTTCATAAATTGGTGTAGGATATGCACCAGGGGCGCTAGGCTGAGCCACAACGTCCACAGTGATTATTTCAAAATCAGAAACAACATTACTGCCATCATCTGATACATTACCGCTACCTCGCGACGAGACACCTAGTTTAACACCTGCTTCAAGCATTGTTTTAACTAAGTTTCCCATCGGAGTAGGTAATATTTTTAGTTTACCGTAACCGTTGTCACCATCCATCCAACAGTCTGTTATCATATGGCTTACACGGTCAATATTGATATTAAGTCCTTCTGGATGATCGACCTCTCCAAGAACACTAAATCCGTTCTTAATCTGATCATTGAGAGTTTTGACAGCCCTGCCTATTTCATTTACAGGATACACTCGCTGATTAGCATTGCGAACACCACCTTGGATCATAATACCTTTTAGATAAAGGTCTTTACCTTCGTTGGCATTCTCAAGCACTATATTAGCTTGGTCGAATGTCAAATGCTCTTGTAAGTTTTTCATCTAGATTTCCTTACTATCGTTCTTATTTGCCAACAGTCGATTTTTTGTTGTCAGCTGTTTCGCCTGCGCCTTTTTTCTCAGCGCCGTGGCCTTTAGCATTTGATGCCATTGACTTAGAAGCTTTTGCACCTGGAACATTTACGTTACCAGCATTGTCTTCTTTTGGTCCAGCAGCTTTGCCGCCTTTTTCATCTGCACCTTGTGCTAAGTTTGCAGCCGTTCCGCCCATATCGTTTGGACCTGCTACTGCACTTTTAGTATTTGCACCATTGTCGCCCATTGTTGCATTTACTTTTTCTACATACTCACGCATTGTTTCGCCTGCTGACTTTTCAGTTTCTTCAACTTCTTCGTCTGCTGCTTCTTCAACTTCTTCGTCAGCTGCTTCTTCAACTTCTTCGTCGCTTGCTTCAAACGCGAATGATTCTTCTTCTGGCTCTTCTTCAGCGTCCATGTCGCCTTCGTCATCGCCTTCGTCGCCGGCCATCATTTTTTCAAATTCAGCTTTTAGGTCGTCTAGCGCATCTTCTAGGTCTTCTACACGATCTTCAACATCGCCTTCTTCACCTTCGTCTTCGTCGCCTTCTTCACCTTCGTCGTCCATGCCTAGGTCAGCCATCATGTCGTCGGTTGGGTCACCGCCCATGTCGTCGTCTGCTTCTACTTCAAAAGTATCTAGGTCAAAGTTTTCTTCTAGGTCATCATCTGATTCATCTAGGTCTTCGTCTGATTCATCTAAGTCTTCGTCTGACTCTTCAACTTCTTCGTCATCGGCTTCGTCGATTTCAGCTTCGTCTTCTAGTAGTGATTCATAAATATCACGTGATTTTTCAACTACAATCTCGTGGAATAATTCTTGTGCTGCTGCCTTATCTTCGTTGACAAGTAGCTCTAGCATCTTTTCAAATTTATTTTGATCTGACATTTTTAACTCCTATAAATGTTTAATACGCACAGACAATAATGCCAGTGCGGGGCTGTCATAATATATTTACTCTATTAACAGAAAAGTACGTAGAAATAGGCTCAAAACAAGCCGTTTTTGAAAAGATTACAAAATTTCGAAGGATTTTTTAAATTCTTCAACTGTAATATGTTCTAAGTTATCGAATTTTGAAAATTCTTGTGGGATATAACTATCTTTATTTATCACTCTTACAAAGTTAATCTTTGAAAAGTTTTTAATAACTGCTTGTGTTTGTCTAGACCAGTTTCCAAAAAATGTTGCCCCGTCAGTACTTTTTTTGTAGTTAGCTGTATCAGCATATATGTTGTTAAATGTAGTTCCGTCGTTTAAGCCACGATAATCAAAACCTAAAATATATATTGTTTTATATCCATGTTGCGCAGCAAGCCACAGAGATGTTGGGCCACTACTCCAACCTTTGCTCGGATTAAAATAATTTAAATTTTGCATTCTTTGATAACTTCTATTTGGATTGGTCCAAACTTCGTTCTTATGCTGGTAACCTGCTTTATTAATTTCAAGAACCATCTTAACATCAACTGCTACTAGATAATCTGGGTTAAATGTTCTATACACTGCATTACAAGCATATGTTTTGCCATTTTCTTTTAATTGAGGTAAATCGATACTAGAACGAGATGTGCCGTTGCCAATAACAAATGCAACATCTTGAGATTCTAATTTAGTATTTTCAGTATTATTGTCTGCGCCGTTAGATTCTTTTATCTGACGATTGCGCTCTTTAATCTTTTTGCGCTCAAGTTTAAGTTTTTTCCACTGTTCTTTAGTGTATTGAGACTTATCTATTTTAGGCAATGATTAAACTCCGCCGGCCTCTGTGTTTGCTGCTAGACCATACATTTGCTTTACAAACTCTTGTTCTTTACGTTTTTCTTCTGTATGTAGTTCAGATGCTTTGCGGATTCGATTGATTTGACTTAAAGTTAGACGTGTTTTACGGGTATCGTCTTTTTTCATAGGAGAGTCATCATAGTCTGCCTCGTAGCGTTTGTCTTCTACAGGCTCGACAGTTTCTGGATCGTGATAAAATAATTCTCTAAGTATCATATTGTATTTATATCGTTTGTTCAGTTCCTGGTGCCGGAGCACCTAATTCTTGACCAGTAACAGTATCAGGTGCCGAAGTAGTGCCGCCATCTTCGGTACCAGCGCCTTCTGGTGCTTCGTCTTCTATTCCACCTAAGTCTCCTGCAATGCCAGCACTACTAATACCTGCATCACGCATTTCTGCACTTGCGTCTCCTGGAATAGGATCTAGATTTTCTTCGTTTTCTTCACGCCATAGACGTTCGTTTTCAGCAAGCTCTTCTTCTGTTAATCCTAAGAAACGTTGCATTGCAAATCTATTTGAAATATAAGGTATTGCACTCATTTGTGTATATGTTGGTACACGAGCATTATCAATTTCAGCTTGTCTATAACTTGCAAAGTTCTGTGGGGGTTGGAATTTAAGATCAAACATTGCAGTATCAATGTTTACACCCTTTTCAAGTAAGTAACGTTTAAATTCTGTATCAAATTCTTCAACAATTAAGTTTTGCAAACGTTCACAATAGGTATTAAAGCGCAACTCCTGGATATATGCTGTTCCCACTCTGCCATCATTGTATTGTGAAGCTGAATCATCTGCTCCAGTTGGTAAGTACGAACTTGGGATACGTAAACCGCGTACCAACTTATTAGTAAAGTATCGTAAGTCATCAATCTCTCCTAAGTTGGTGCCGCCTGGAAGTGTTTCAACTTTAGAGCCTCTGCCTTCTGCTGTTTGAGGGAAGAAGTAGTCTTCGTTGATTGACAGGGGATTGTAAGAGCTGTCTATGACATTTTGACCTCCGCCTGTTGACGATGGGATACGTCTTTGATGTATTTCCGTCTTAACACGTTCTACAAATTGCATCGCTAAGTGCGATGGCATGTTACCCACATCAACGTAGAATACTCTGCGCTCTGGCGCTCGTTGTACTCGATAGATAATAATAGCATCTTCAAGTAATTCTTTTTGCTTGTAAACTTTAAAGATAGTTTCTAATAGACTGTTGCCAAATGGATAATTTTGATCTAATCCTTCGCTTAAACTTAAATGCACAACATGGTCAGCATCAACTGTGAACTCTGAATCATCAGTTGTAAACCGTGAACCGCTCATGCTTGACTGCGGACCTACCATACCTTTAGCGCCACCGCCGCCAACTGTACTTGAACTACTGTATTGTCCGCCGCCAGCCGGGCTCATGTTACCATTATTAACATAAGGTGTTGTTGCAATTCCGTCTTTGAAATTAAAGTTTACGTTTCTAATAACATATTGCTCAGGAACTTTGCCTTCTGATTCATTTACAATAATACGTGTTACATTTGCAGGATCAACATGAAACCATTTCTTAGTTTCTGGATCTCTAAGGAAGAATTGGTCTCCCATTTTAAATACATTACGCAATGTTCTAAACATTTTTGTTTCAAATTGCTGCAACTTACACCATTGTTGTAAGTATTGACCAATAATATTAATTTCTGAGTTAGTTGCTTTCTTGCCTCTGTAGTCTACAATGAACGGTGTATTATTTTGTGCGTTCTTTTGTGTACAAAATTCAGCAAGGATATCAAGTGCAGCATTTACTTCTGAGTCTTGGTCCATTGTATTGTATTGTCCGTAGCGTTCTACTCTGTTAGGTGAACCTACATATACGTCAGGCAAATATGATGAGTAATTAGAACGAGCAGGGCCTGCCATATTGCCGTTGCCCCGGCTAGTTAACGGGCTATAGCTTCCGTTTTGATTATCACCTGTAGGTACTGGTGTAAAGTACTTTTTCCAACTCATTTATTTTTCCTTATCTTGAAACATTGCTTACGCCGCCCTGTGCAAGATTGCTTCCAATTATGTTTCTAGTATTTCTTTCAACATCCTCGTCAAGGTCTCTCATCTCATTTAAAACCATTAACATTTGTTGCATAGTGTTATTTAACTGATCATTGCCGGCTCCACCGCCAGAGCCGATTGTATCCATTTTACTAACAACATCACCTGCATTAGTTCCTGTACCAAATCCTGCTTGATTGTCTGCTGAAAGTTCATCGTTTAGTTCTCCAAGAACTTCTACTAGACGTTCCATAGCAGTAGTATAGCTTATAATACCTGTTGTGTCAAGTCTTTCTACACTAAATCCATTTAATGAAGTTGACATAGCATTAATTGCAGCAGCATTAGCACTAACACCTTCTGCACTTATATCAGCATCGCCGAATGCTTTTACAGAATCCCAGGGCATTACTGAATCGCCCGCAAACCAACCTGCAATTGCTCCAAGAACGCCGCCTGAACGTTCAGCATCAATTTGTGGCATATTTTCCATTGCAGCAGCAAATGCACTTACTGCTCCGGCATTATTTGTAATTCCTTGAGTATTAAGCGATAATTCGCCAAATGCTTTCATAGGAGCAAATGGATCTGTATCGCCGCCTAACAATCCAATTATAGCATCTTTTGCTGCTGTAAACACACTAGCACTAGGCGATGCAGGAAAATCTTTCATTGCTTCTGCATAAGCTGCTACTGCACCTGCATTTGCAATTATACCAGCAGTATTAAATGTATAATCTCCAAACGTTTTCATCTTGTCTAGCGGATCTTCTGCACCAAATAGACCAGCTATTGCGCCGCCAACAGCACCTACTGCTGCGCCTATGCCTGATAATCCTTCAGCAGCACCTAGTGCAGCCATTGCCTTACTGTAAGCTACAATTGAATTAGCGTTTGCTGTAATTTTTGCTTCGTCAAAGGTCTTTTCTTGGAATTTTTCAAGTTGAGCTAACGGATCTGTTTCGCCGCCGAATAAACCTGCGATTCCTGATGTAACACTTCCTACTAACGAGCCTAATCCTGCAACTGCTGAACCTGCGCCAAATGCTGCCATGCCAAGAGCAATTGCTCCCATGCCTTTACCAGCAGCAATTAATGCATCGCCGTCTAATTCTTCAAAAGATTTTAATCCTTCTGCCATAGTAGGCAATGATTTGCCTACCATCCACGTAGCGCCTGCAATTGCTCCGCCTATTAGTACAATCGATGCTGCTAATCCTGCTGCACCTAGTGCTACTGCTGGGTTAGCAAATGCCATAATGCCACCAGCAAGACCCTTAAGAACTCCTCCTAAACCTTTGCCAATGCCGCCGCCTATGTTAGCCATAGCGTTGCCTGCACCTCTGCCTGCATTAGCTCTGCCTCTAGGAGAACTTCCAGTGCTGCTTTCGCCGCCCCCACCAAACATGCCGCTTATTCTAGCGCCAAGGCTTCTAGTAAGTGCGCCAGCAGCAGCTTTACTTGCAAATAATACTCCAATACCTCCAACCAGAGCAGCAACAACTCCAGCATTATCCCATAGTGCTGATAACCCGTCTGTAAGAACCCCTGTTATTGCACTAAACCATTCGCCGTTTGCAACTTTAGCAGAAAATTCAGTAAGACTAGTAGCAATACCAGTAAGCAATGGTGCCATTGCTGATAGTCCGGCACCAATAGCATCTAATACACCGCTTGCAACAAAAGCTCTGTGTAATGCTGCACTTACTTCTCTTTGATTTTGTTCAAAAGTTAACATTGCTCTTGTGGATTCGTCTTGTGCTGCTCTCTGCTCTGCTTGTTGAGCTTGAGCTGCTGCCATATCACGATTGCCTAGATTAATCATTTGAGCAGCACCATCTAAGTATTCTGCCATAGGATCGCCAGCTTCTCTTAGCTGTCGAATTATTGCAACTCGACCAGCAGCATCTGCTCCTGCAAATCTTTCTAATTCGCCACCTGCTGTCGCAAATGCGTCTAATAGAACTTGAGGATTTGCACCTTGTCCAACTTGCATCATTGCAGCATGCACAGTATCGCCACTGTCACCTAGCATAGCCATAAATCGACCAGCTGCTGGAGTTAGATTTTCAGTTAACATTCCTTTGAGTGCTTCGGCAGATGCTCCGCCGACTTCATCAAGTAGTGCTAAACTGCTTGAAAGATTTCTATATTCTTCAGACCCTTCATCGAATTGATTTAGCAGTGTACGTGCTACAGAATCAGCAGCTTGTTGATCTAGAGCAGCTTGTGCTTGCTCTCTAGTTTTGCCGGTAACTCTAGCAAGCAAATCAATTTGTCTTAGATAGTTTGCACTACCGTCTGCAAGTTCAGCAGTACTTCGGCCTTGCAGTCTTCCCATTCTACCCTGCAACTCGATATAATCTGCCATACCTTCGTTAACTTCTCCAACGCTAAACCCCATTTCCATAAGACTTTGGAAGTCACCAGTAGACTTTATGTTTTTGTTCATTTTTGCAAAACGTGCAGCACCTTCTTCAACAGTTCCGCCTAAAGCAGCAAGTGCAGGTGCTTGAGAAGTAAACAATTCAGTCATTTCACTCAAACTTATTTCCATTCCAGCGGCAGCGTTGCGCATATTAGTTATTGAGCCGCCGAACGCTGCGCCACTTGCAGTTAAACTTCTAAATGAATCAATAGACTCGTCGGCAATGCCGCCTAGTCCGCCTAATAATTTTCCTACTACTGGTAATTGAGAAGCAAACCCTTCGATGCTTGTATTATTATTCCAAAATGCACTGCCGAGATTCATTGCACTTTGGTAAAGAGATCCTAAACCTTTAGCAACTGCGCCGCCTAAAGAGCGAGCAAACTTATTTGTTTCTTGAGTTGCTTCTTTAGTTGCAGTAGTTTGTTCTTCTGTTGCACCTGTTTGTTCTTTAGTAGCTTTACTAGATTTATCAATTTCTTGATTATATAACTTTTGTAACTTTGCAGCTTGGCTTTTTGAATCAATACCTGCTTTTTTAGCCATTGCTTCAGTTGCTTGCACCAGGCGTTGTAAAGTAACTTCACTAGCTACTCCATCTCCGCCTACATTACTAATTTGTACTTCTTCAGCCACTATTTACTTCCTAAGTTATATGCGCATATAAATAAAGTAGATACATACTTATACATTGTATTTATACGGAGACAACCATGCCAGAATTTAACCCTGCGGAATTTAATAGTAATATTGAGCAAAATCCTTTGCGTAAATATTTTAGACAACCTAAAGTTTATATTACTCTTCCGAGTAAAGGTAAATTTTATCCTGAAGGATCAATTGACGTTCCTGAAAATAAAGAATTTCCAGTCTTTGCTATGACAGCAAAAGACGAATTAACAATGAAAACTCCTGATGCATTGCTCAACGGTGCTGCAACAGTCGAAGTTATTAAGAGCTGTGTTCCAAATATTAAAAATCCGTGGCATATGCCAAGTATTGACCTAGATGCAATACTAATTGCAATACGAATTGCAACATATGGCGATAGGATGGAAATTACTACTAAAGTTCCGAATGTCGGTGAGGATAGAGTATTTGATGTAGATTTAAGACAATTGCTCAACAAGTTAGTATCAAAAGATTATAATAATAACTTTTCAATTAACGATATGTCTATAACTACTAGACCAATGACATATAAAGAATTTACTGATGCAAGTTTAAAAACTTTTGAAGAACAGCGTATATTTGCACTTGTTAATGATGAAAAAATTCCAGATCAAGAGAAATTAGCAAAATTTAATCAAAGTTTTCAAACACTTACAAATTTAACTATAAGTTCTTTATCATCTAGTGTTGTTAGTATTTCAATCGGAGATACTGTAGTAGAAAATCCAGCGCATATAAAAGAATTTATTGAAAACGCAGACAAAGAATTTTATAATGAAGTACTAAAGCATATCGAATCACAAAAAGAATTATTTGCACTAGAGCCATTAAAGGTTACATCTAATGACGAAGACATTGCTAAGGGTGCTCCAAAGAATTACGATGTAGCTATTACGTTTGATCAATCAAATTTTTTCGCGTAAGGATCTTAGCTTGGAGCGTAGCTGAGATCCTAGAAGAAGTCAAGCATATGGAAAACGAACAAAAAGAAATTAAAAGTGAAATCTTAAAACTTTGTTGGTATATGCGTGGATCAGTAACAATTGATGAAGGATTTTATCTTTCTTACGAAGAAAGAATGCTTATAGGCGATATAGTAAAAGAAAACTTAGAGACCACTAAGAAAAGCGGTCTTCCATTCTTTTAATTACTTAAAGCTAATTCCAAACAACTTGTTAGTGCCTTCTAACAAGTGTACTCGAATACCTAAGTCACTCCATGCTAGATTATGTTCTTTGAGCATTTTGCTAATTTCAAAGTAAACACCTTGTGTTAAGAATCTTTCACCTGCTTTAGAATTAGCAACCCATGCTTGCTGTTGCTTACTAACATCAACTCCTGCTTTTGCAAACTGCATAATCTTTTGTGCGGCTGCAACTCCGCTTTCTTTATCACCTTTAGCTAGTTTAGCAAGATCCGAAGCAATTGTTGCTGCTGTCTTCGGCGGCATAGGTTTCTCTCCACCTTGTACTTTACGTATATCGCCTTTAGCTTTTTCGTAAGTATCACCAGCAGCAGCATTTTTAGTAGGAGCAGCAGGTGCTGTTTGTCCTTGTGCTGGCACTGCTGTAGTATCTTGTGCTGCTGGGTTAGCGTTAGGTGCTGCATTTGCTTGTGCAGGTTGTGCTGCTGGATTTGCTTGTGCAGCTGGCGAAGTTTTACTTAATGAATCGATATGTGTAACAAGTGCTTTAGCATCTGCAGGACTTAGTTTTGCTACAGCTTGCTGAATTCCTTTAAAGTCCATAAGTGCGCCTGTTTGTCCTGTTTGTCCGCCTGTTTGTCCTGTTTGTCCTGTTTGTCCGCCTGTTTGTCCTGTTTGTCCTGTTTGTCCTGCTGTTTGTCCTGTTTGTCCTGGCGTTGCTGGATCAGCGGCTGGTGGTAATTTGGCACCTAGTTGTTTGTAAACAGGTGCTAGTACTTCGTCACTAACGCCAGCTTTCCGTAGTATGTCTGCAATAGCATCGCTGTCTGTAGGCGAGCCAGCTTTTTTCCAAGCACTGTTTAATTTGTCAGCAGTAACTTTAGTTGTCATATTCTTGCCAACTTTTGCTGCTTTGGCACCTACAGCAGCAGCACCTTTTTTAACTGCTCCACCTAAAGCACTTGCGCCTTTTTTGATTGCATCCATCGGACCTTCTGTTAGCATAACAGCAGGTGTTTCATCACACCATTCAATAATAGTTTCAATTTGAATTGGTTTAAATTGTATGCTTTCTTTTTTGTCATCACTTGCTTGTGCAGCACCTTGTGCTCCAGCAGCAACTCCGTCCATCATTTTACTAAACGCTTGCATACCAGCTTGCCAAGTAGCTCTCGCCTTGTCAGTGCCGTCTAGTGCAGCAATGTATTCTGGAGTGTTAAGTTCAGCAACTGCTGCTTCCATTTTTGACCATACAGCGTCAAATTTAGCGTAGTTGTTTGATTCTAACGCAGAACTTGCTTGTGTCCACATATCTCTAATAGGTTCAATGTCTTCAGGCATGCCAACTAATTTTGCAGTCATCCAGTCACCTGATCCAAGATCGGTATCCATATAATCCCACTTAGCAGTCATGTAAGATGGATTAATTGTGTCATTGCCCCAAGCAAGTGCATCTCCTATTACGTCGCCTATTTTTTCAAGACCAAAACCAATTAGAGCACCAACAATACCAGTCTTAATTGATTTGCCAACTGCTGTTGAAAGATCTGCACCTTGTAATAAATCTTTAGTTGCTCTTGCAAGGAAACCGCCTATGGCACCGCCTAATGGTCCGCCAGCCATTGACGCTGCTACTGTTAACACACCTACTGCAATACTTGCTTTACCTGGATTAGCTATAGCCCAGTCACTAACGCCCTGTATTGCTTTGACAACTTTGCTGTCAGTGGCACCAATTTTAGATTTTAATTCTTTAAACTTAGCGTCTGCATTTTGAACAGGACCTGCTTTTTTTAGTTGTGCGCCTAGCTCGTCAATTTTTTTACTAATAAAACTTGCAGCGTCTTTGCCTTTGCCAAGCATAGTTCTATTGCCGCCGGCAGCAGTAGCACCTTGTTCGACATTTGTAAACAGTTGATTAATCTGATCTGGAGTAAGTTGTGCTTCTACAATATAACGCTCGACATCAACAACAAACGGAATAATATATTTTGTTTCTAGTAAACTAAGCCTAGGGTCGTTCCATCCTTCGGTAATTAGTGTACGCTTTTTAAATTGTGACTGTTTCATTATTGTACTCCTGCTTTCTTAGCAAGTTGTTTTCTAAGTGCTGCTTGTTGCTTAGGATTAAGTTTTGCAATTGATGCTTTAATAGGATCAAGAACAGGATTAGATTTAGTTGCAGGTGCTGTTGTTTTTCCAGTAACGCCGCCTGCAAACCCTTTAGCAAAGTTTTTGATGCCAGAACCGACAGCTCTAGTTGCTTTACCAGCAGCAGTACCTACATCACTGGCAGTTAATTCATCTACCTGTCTATCAACAGCAAACTCAGAGATCTTCATCGTGATTATTCCTTAATATCAGTTATAGTGTATTTATTATTTTTTTTAGTTAGTGTATTAACTTCGTTAATACAAGT